CTAATCTGTTTTTGGGCGCCCTCTAATCATTTTTGTTACCTTAACTTCTGATGTCAACCCCTCGAAATACTTCTCGTCATATCCTCGCTGATGGGTGTCGGTGTCAATGGGAAAACGGCAGTACCCCGCCATTTCCTCGTCATTTTGAGCAAGGCGTGTGTACAAAGCAGATTTTACCGTGTCAACTGCTACGGTAACAAGTTGATTTTTCACGCGTTTTGTACGCTTCCATGTGTGGATGATACTCATACCCGTGCCGCCCATGCCCTTAATGGCGTACACCAAGCGATTTTCCCTGGGTTTGCAAAACTTGTATGTTTCCGTTGTCCTGTGGCCGCCGCTGTCTATGGCAACGCAAGATATGGGTAGCACTGTACCATCCGAGCAAGCGTATGTTTGGAGCAAGTGCTGGTCTAAACGTTCCCATGTTTCGGGCAAAGAGGTGTTTCCTGTAACGGTCTTGTACTCAATACCCCAACTCTTTTTATTTTCACCCCATCCCACTATTTCAAGCTCAAAGCGATTATCCTGTACATCAACTCCGGCTGTAATTGCCAGCACGCCGTCCGGCACCGGGGCGTTGTATTTTTCACGGCGATTAAACAGCTCAATCCAGTCAAGAGATTCCCCGTCAGTAAGAAATGCAGCTCCGAGAAGCGTATTCGTCCACACTTTCAACATTTCCGTGTCGTCTTTTGATTTCAGAAATTCCTCAACAACATCAGTCCACGTTATCCACGGGCTAACAAGCGCACTCAGCTTGAAGCTCTTTACGGTGTCATTTTCGACTTCTTCAAACCATTCGCCTGCGCCGCTTTTCCATATGGTTTCATTGAAATGCTCTCTGCAACTTTCGCACTCGCACAGGATTTCGCCTTTCTCTTGGTCGAGTTTGCCTGTTGCCTCATCCCGCATATGCTCAAACTTGATGTGCGCCCACATAAGTTCTTGATATACACCACAACCGGGGCAGGGTAGTTTCCACGTTTCCATTGTTCCTTGTTTGAATTCGTGCTGTATGCGGCTTACACCGTCTATAGTTGGCGTAGACACCTTTAATATCTTTTTCGTGAACGGAAATGTCGCCGTCCGTTTTTCTACGATACTGAGCGGGTCTCCCTCTTTCTTGGCACTCTCCGGCCAGCGGTCGATTTCGTCACACAGCAAAATTTTTATTGGACGGGAAGCCAATGCTGTTGGCGAATTTGCGCCGACAATCGCAGCATATCCGCCGGGGAACAACTTCTGCATAACCGTGTTTCGCGCATCACGGCTTTTTTCTGAACCGATTACTGTCCGTAAAGCAGGCGTATCTCGTATGGTAGGGGCTATTCGTTCTTTGGAAAACTTCTTGCCGGCATCCACGGTGGGCTGAACAATGAGAATCGTTGACGGCTCAATGTGAATGTAATAACCCATTGCGTTCAACAGCAATTCCGATTTTCCCACCTGTATACAAGTCATCATGATTACTTCACGGACTTTCGTATCGGTGAGGCAATCCATAATCTTTTTCAGATACGGCGTTCGTGACGTTTGCCAATGTCCCGGCTCGGCGCTGCCTTCCGGCGGTAGCCGTCTGTATTTGTCGGCCCAATCGGATAGGGAAATGTCCTCTGTTGGTTGCAAACAACGTAAAATCTTCTCAAACAAGGCAATGGTGCGGGGTTGCAGGGAGTATGTTTCTGTCGCTCTGAGCGGTTCGGTTGTTTTGCCTGTTTTGGGTATTTCGACTGTAACCATATGTTCCGTCACTCCTCATCCCCCCCGCTCTCGTCCTCAATATTCCTCTGATATTTTTTCGCCGCATAATCGGCCGGAGAGTAAGCGACAAGCTCTTTCAACGCTTCGGCCACCGCTTGTTTCAGCGTGTCAGTCAAGTGCTCTGCTTTATCTGCACCCTCCGGCACATTCATAATGGCGGGGAGAACCTTGTAGGGCAAGGTTTCAATCTTCGCCTTGAACGCAATCAACATATTCGTCACGGCAAATTCCACATCTGCGGCTAGGTGGTGGTCGTTGCGCTTCAATCCCAAATCAAGCTCTGCGTTCTCGGATTTAATGCGGGTAAGCCGCTCTTTCTCCAAATCAAGCTCCGTCTTGTTGGTTTTCTGCTCAATCTGCTCGTTCAAATAGCGGATATATGCCCGAATGGTAGGGAGTAGCTTGTAATGTCCGGGAGAGAATTCCTCCAAGTCGCCTTCTTTCGTCAATTGCCCGATTCGCCGCTCCGAAAGCCCCAATATTTGGGCTATTGTCGCCTTTGTGTAGATAATGCCTTTCTTTTCCACGGTCAAAACCCTCCAAAAATCCGAGAAACGGTCAGACAAAAAAATTCCCAAAACTAAAAAAGTCCCGCGGTCATCGCACCCGCATTGTCTATATTTTGCCGAAAGAACCTTTTTACTTTGCCGTCAGGGCTACGGGTTGTTCTTTTATACCCCGCCGTCCTCGTCGAGCAGCTCCCATAATTCCTCATCACCCAATAACTCGTCAAGGTCAACGTACCCGGCAAGCCGCTGTGTATACAGCTTGAACTTGGCACGATCAATCACACGCTTCTCGTCATCCATCTCCATGCGGTGCCAGACCTCAATCGCACGTTGCAGTCTACCATGTACCCGTCCAAGTGCATCCTCTAGCTTCATTATCTCTTGAAGCACAGGCACGGCAACGTGTGAAGAGCTGTCCTCCGTGACCGTATTACTACTACCATCAACTAACTCATTACTCTCCGGGTCGCGCTTGCGGTACTGGGTCGTGACGGTGGACTTATTTTTCGTGGCACTCTCAAACACCATGCCGCCGGGCGTGTCTTTTAACACGGCTATGCGCTGCATGATTCTTTTAACGCGCGTTTGCTCTGTCTTTATGATGGTGAGCTGTGCAACGTATTTGTCAAAAGCAACCTCTAATAAGGGGCGTTCGTCATCTTCCACAATATCGGGCGTAAAGAATATGCTTTCAAACTCGCCCGTTGTCAGCGCAAATTTATTTCTTACGGGGCCGCCTTTGCCACCTTTATTGCCGGCGGCGTTTTGATTTCCAAACCGCGCTTGTGGGTGTGGCGTGTTGGTTTTCTTTTCTGTGCTTTCTGCGCCGGATTTTTTCGCCTGGAAATTTTTTTCCTCTGCGCCGTTACCAGTTTTTTCGGATTTTGAAGTTGCAACCTTTTTTGAAACTTTCGGCTTTTTGGCTGCAACTTTATCTGCAACTCTTTTTGCAACTTCTATACCTTTGGTCGCAGATTTTTCGCCGCCGGGTTTATTCCAATATCGTGAGGCACGGCTTTTAACAGCACTCACCGTTATGCCGTACTTTTCCGCTATGTCCTCATACTTCATTCCCGCCAAGCGGTCTTTATGTGCCGCATCCCAGTTTACGCTAACCACTACATATCACCACCTCCGCTATCTCCAGGACAAAAGAAAAACGCCCGGATGGGCGCTTTCGTTTGTTGAAATTTGGGTATGATTTTATTCCGCTACTTTTACAATGTCTAGCCGATAGCCTAGAGCACTTGTATATTTAATCAAGGTCTTTAGGCTTGGGCTTACGTCCTCGCTGGTTTCTGCCCGGCTTATTGCCCGATAGTCCAGCCCAGACATAGCCCCCAATTCTTTTTGCGTAATGCCTGCCTCTTTGCGCGCTAAGACCAATTTCTTGCGAAACTCGTACTCTCTATCCCATTCATCTGCAAATTTCGCAAGATTTGGGTCGGAATCAATCATCTCCTGCATTTTCTTTTCTTCCTCTTTCACATTTGCTTGTACGAATGGCATACTCCCAACTCCTTTATATCATAGTGGTCGGCAAGCCAGGGGGCGTTTTGCCCCCTAATCTACCTTCAAACCTGCTTCTTTGGCTCTTTTGATTGCCTTTTCAAGCTCAAATTTCTCGGCTTTGTTCTTTTGCTTTTTGCAAACATGGAGGAAATAAATTGTTTCGGCATCTTGTGTAATGTACATTATGCGGTTAGCGGAAAATTTTATCTCCCATAGCTTGCCCCGTAGATGGCGGGTGTTCAACGCTTCAAGAGCGATTGCTCCGTCTTGCCTTATACTGCGTCTAATTCTATGGGCTTCGATTTGGTCTTTTTTATCCAAATCCTTTATGAAAGTTTCGATTAGATTTTTGCCGCCTGCTGTGGTGTAGTCAAGGATTTTCATTTTGTCTTCCACTTATTATTCCCTCCTTCCACTATAATAATACTACAATATTGTAGAGTTGTCAAGAAATCTTTAAGAGAAATGCCCGTCCGTCTGCTAATATTTAGTGATAACTTGCGCCTTGCTATATTCTGCTCCCTTGTTCATCATATTAAGGAAATCATCCCGGGTGAAGTCCGATAAGCGGAAAACTTCCTCCGGCTTCATTCCCAACTCCTTGCCGATTTCAGCCGTCGTTTTCCCTTTTTCGAGTAGGCTTTTAACAATCGCTTTCATGGGTTCGAGCAAATGCTGTCCACGGGCACGATTGTGGGTGATTGTGCCGTATACGTTTTTGTCCTCGTCTTCATGTGCGACAATGACAACAGGCACTTTGCCACCAAGCATGGATAGCAGCGGTTCTTGCCCCGCAACCGTCCAACGGTGGAATCCGTCAATAATTGTAAAGTCGGGGGTCACGACAATAGGGGCCGTAAAACCATTGGTCAAAACTGACTGAACAAGAAGTTTAAGACTTTCCGACAGTACTTTGTTGGGATTATAATGATTAGCGCAAAGTTTGCTGCGCTCTACCCATTGCAATGTTGAGAGCGGTTTTGTTAAATCATCCATCACACACAACCTCTCTTTTCGCCCACAGGAGTTGCGACAGCCTCATGTTCGCTCCAGCCCCTTCTTAACCTTTGGCTGATTAACGACCTGTTTCGCTGTGAACCTGCTATTTTGCCCCATTCAGAGTAAGTGAGTCTAATGCCATTGCTTACAATTACTTTGTTATTCGTGCGATTGTTCGCCTGCACGCCAGCGTCAACAAATCTACAGTTTTCAGGTGAATAATCTCCATTCACATCAATTCTATCAATCGTCAATTCATCGGAATACCCATTGTTGTGTGCCCACATCTCAAAAGCTCTGAAATCACTAGCCCAATCAGGATGCACTTTTATTCCTCTGTCGTGATAATGTTTTGCTTTATCGCTATTGGAATTTAAACAGCGTGTTTTCATACCCGACCATATGCTAAATAGTCGAGTGTACGTTCCGCCGTGTTTAAAGTTCGTAGCGGTTATCCTATCTCTTGCGTAGCACCCACATGATAGAGTAGGCTCTTTTTTTCTCAGTAAAGCAACTTTAAACACTTCACGCCTAGCACCGCATTCACAAATGCAAAGCCATTTTTCACATATTCGCTTATGACCCCTTTTGTTGAAGTCATCTTGAATTTTGCTTATAATGGTCAATCTGCCAAAACGATCTCCGATCATAATTTTATTTCTCATAAACGACACCCCCTTCGTTGCAATAAAATAACCACCCATACATATCAGGTGGTTGCGATTATTATTTCCATTCACCCCTCACTTTCCCTGCGCCGAGTTCATCTTTGGCATCTTTGATATAGCGTGTATAGATATTTTGATAAATCGCCCGATAGCTACGCATTTTGGGGTCGCCCTTGACGAGTGCTTCGTAAAGCTGTTTGATGTCTGATTCACCAGCGAAGGTGCTTATGTTTATAAACAGATTGCGGTACCGCCTCGCTACTTTCTTCTTTACGGGTGTCGTGAAATAGGTATCCACGTTGTTGAATAAGTGGGTCAGCTCGGCACGGTAGTCTTTTTGTGTTGTTGTGCCTTCTTCCAATTGCTTACGCTTTGAGCTTGACCGCCCGAACATTTCGCTATCCCAATACAGGGCCGCTATATAAGCGTTTGGCTCCCGGCGCACAATCTTCTCCATGAGGTCGGGGTAGTATTCGTTCATCTTCACCAAGGAGCGAGCCGTGTCGATTGAGAAGAATTGAGATATTCGCAAGTTTTGTCTCTTATGCCCTGTCTGCCACAAGTACAGGTAAACCTCCGGGATGTCGATTTTCTTTTCTTGCAGATACAGCCATACGTCTGTATCTTTCCAGTCGTATATGGGAAACAGGCTGTTCTTCTTGGTGAGCTTATGCCCGTGGCTAGTCATACTGGCAAGGTAGGTCAGCCGTTGTATGGATTCTGCCGTGCGTATGCCCGTTATGGTTATGCCGTTTCGGCATATGCGGGGCAGAAAGTCTTGGTAGGTGTCCAACCGTGGACGAAGTGCCGGATGTTCTCTTATGGCAAATTCGGGCGGCCGTCTTATCCAAACATCTTCCTTGCGGGAATCCCAGCAAATATAGCTTTCGTCATTCTCCAACGAATTAAAGCAGTTGTAATGACGGACTTCTATGCAGAACCACTCGAAGGCGGCACCCAGCATTATGAATTTCTTACGCCATTTTTTCGCTGTTTCTTCAATGCAAGGGTATATGGCTTCTTCGTCAATGAATTGGATGATTAGCTGTTCGGCTCTGATTTTGCCCTGCTGTATCATTTCTAAAACGAGGTGTGCCAGTACGAGGGAGTCCTTGCCGGCAGAGAATGACATATAAACGGGTAGACCGTTGTCAAAGACGTTTTGAAGCCGCACCTTGGCGGCTTCCACTACATCAATGCTTGCAACTGCTCTTTTGATAGCCATATTATCGCCTCGCATTCCGGGCAGTCTATTCTAATTAAATCCTCCCTGTTTTCGTCTGTTGCCGTTTCCGCTGTTATTGGTGGCGTTTCTGCTGCTATGGCGGCCGGTTGAGCGGCAGAGGGTTCTGTTTCCAGCGGCGTGTAGGGTTTAGGTTCGGGCCTGTTCTTGATTGATTCAATTTGCTCCTCGTTCAAAACGCCGTATTCACCGATGGTGCTTGTAACGGTTTCAGCTTCAGCCACCATTGCTTTAAGTGTTTCCTCATCATAGCCAGGTATATCCAAGTCTCCTATTAGCTTGTGGAAAATGTCATCCAGTACGTCAAGGTTATCCACGCCTAAGCCGTAAATCTTGTTATCGCTTACCATGATTTTCAGCTTGTCATTTTCCGAAAGGTCGGTGCGCTGTATGGCGTAGATTTCTTCCCAACCAAGCTCCCGGGCGGCGATTACAAGGCCGTTGCCGATTAAGACGTTGTTGTTTTCATCAATTACGGCGTTTTTCGTCTGCCCGAACTTTTCAAGACTTCGCTTGTATTCCTCAATCTGTCGTTTGGGGTGCAGACGAACATTATTTTCCGCCAGTATCAGATTCTCCAGTTTTGCGTTGATTATCATGCCCTACCTCCAAAAATTTGATAGCCGACGTTATGCCGGCTTTGGCGGCTTCTTCAATGAGGGTAGGGTCTATTGAAGAAATTTCCCGCCATCCGTTTTCATGATTTCCGACGTGCTGTCGTGCCGGCCACGGATGAGTGCCGCACTTGTAACCGTTCGGCCAATCGTAAATCGGCGGAAGCGGTAAGTTGTTGTATGCGATGTATGCTAAAAGCTGTTCATGTGTCCATTCCGATAGAGGACTGTACCGTGCAATGCCTTTGGCGGTGTAAATGTTATCCCCTTTGCCAACATAGTTTCCGTCAGCTTTGCGCCGACCAAGCAGAAGTACATCTATTTTGTGTTCTCGGACGTATTTAGTCTGTGCCCTATGTTGGACTATGGTAAACCACTGCGAAGCCCGTGTACTGTCCGGGAAGAGCATTTGCGGGTGTTTTACAAGCCAGCTCATATCTTGCCCTGTGTTTATGACTTCGCAGGCGGCGGGTTTATGCTTTTCAATCCATGCGAGAAATGCCGGGTATTCAAGGTTACACACACCGATCATACAATCTTTAACGCCGGCCTTTTCGCAAATCGCACCCAGGACAATGCTGTCTTTTCCCGCACTCCACGCATAGGCGGCTTTTTTACCTCTAGTTTTTGTCTTGATTTCAGCAATTACCGCCTTTTCTAGTTTCTTTATATCTGCCTCGGCAATGATGGTCTTGATATTCGCCATCGCCTTAATCCAATCGTCATTTGAGATAGACTGCTTTCTGCCAAGCATGTCATTCACCGACCTTCCGATTGAAACGGTTGGTAGCGAAATCGTCCACGGTGAGCCAGTCAGCGGTAACGAGTCCGATTCGTCGCATATAATCAAGCCAGAACTGAGCATCTTCCATGTTCACCATTGCATACGGTTGGAAGAAGTAATCCTCAATATATGCCATGTTTACGCCCGTGTGCCAGGAAACAACTGCGGCCGCTTCCTGTTGATTGTCTACTATCCATGACGTAGCTTCGGCAATGGCTGCTACAAACCCCTCAACCAATTCGGGATTGTGTTCGGCCCATACGCTGTTGAAAACGTGGGTAGTAAATTGCCGTCCACCAAACACATCATAAGCGGTCATTATTGTGCGGAAATCGGGATTGCTTCGGGGGCGTACCGTGTGCGGTTGCAATACTCCGATTGCATCTACTTGACCGTTTCGCAGCGCCAAATACTGTTGATCGAACGGCAGCACCGTCCATGCTATGGAGCTTTCGGGAACGCCGTGTTGCTCTAACGCCATCAGCCATTTATGGTGGAATGAAGCGTGTACAAGGTTTATGGCGATTGTTCGCTCTTCCAAGTCTGCCACAGAGTATATGTCGCTGTCAGCTCTCACAAAGAATTCAGCAAGCGGCGCATGAGCGAATGATGATTGGATGTCTGACACGCCAATTACGGGCATACCCTGGGCTCGGGCGTTCACAATTGCACCGATGAATGACAACCCAGCTTCGGCACTTCCGCCGGATATAGCTTGTAGAGCCGTGGGGCCTGCGGTCATAATGTCTATAATTTCGACATTTACACCGTGTTGTTCAAACAAGCCTAATTCGTAGGCAATGTAAACAGGGTCGTAAACTCTGAATCCGATGTAGCGGATTGTTTCGGGTTCTGCTTGGCGGCCGCAGCCTGTCAAAAAAATAACGGTCAGCATGACCGCAAGCAAAGTTACAATATATTTTGATTTCATTTGGTTAGCCTCCATATCTTTTCAAAAGCAGTTTCTGTATGAGCAGCAAGCCGAAATTGATAATCCCGCCTATTGCGGCGATTACGATTATGGTTGCGTATACTCTCTCAAATCTAAATGATTGTGCGCTCCATAAAAGGAAATAGCCCAAGCCCCTTGTCGCCCCAAGCATTTCAGCCGCAACAAGGCCGATCCAACCGCCGGAAACGCCTATGCGTATTCCCGTCAGTATGCCCGGTGAAGCCATAGGGATTCTAATGCTTGTGATGATTCGCCATTCTCCCGCGCCGAAAGACCGCGCGGCATCAATTATGTGTTCGTCTACTTTTAGGCTGTTCATGGTGGAGAGAACTACCGCTGGCCACGCCGTCCAAAATATGACGAACACCCGGGAGAAGGTGCCTATGCCAAACAGCACAATCAATAATGGGAACAAAGTCAGAGCCGCTACGCCGCGCACACTTTCAATCAACGGTATCACGGCCAATCTGCAACTCTCGTATCGGAACATCAGAACACCAAGCACGAAGCCGAATATTATCGCTATAGAAATCCCCAAGACGATTATTTCAAGGCTTGCGAGTATGTGTTCCGTGTACGTTCCGTTTCGTATCAGTTCCCATGTCGTTTGAATAACCCCAAGCGGCGGAGGCAATGCGGGGCTGGCTCGTATTGAGCCTGCAAAGTGCCATATGGCCAAAATGACGATAAAACCCGATGCTCGTAAGATCACTTTCCTACCAATGTTCATTGGATTTCTCCTTTTGCATAACAAAAAGCGCGGTGGTAGGGGCCCGCGCTTTTAGGAGTATTTTCTTAATTGCAAAAATTTGTACTCTAACAATTTTAACATAGTTCATGTGAGTGAGAGCCCAGACTTAGCCCTGTTTTGTCATTCTTTTGTCCTGTTCCGATAGTTGAGCCATTTTGATAAATCATCGAGTATATCGTCCCGCAATTTCCATACACTGTTCTTGGATAAGTGAAGTTCTATGCTAATTACTTTACCCGATTTGCGTTTTTCGTAACGCATCTCAACAAACTTCCGGGCTTCGTCGTTCAACTTGCCTATCAAAAACCCTATGTCGCTCATTTCTTTTTCCAACTCTTGTATCGCAATTTTAGTGTCCAGAATATCATCTTCAAGACTTTTCAGCTTTCGCTCCAACCTTGCAAAAGCATTTTCAACAGCACGCTCTTGGGGGCTTGCGAGATTAGAAGTCTGTACTCTGTCGCCGCCGAAACTTGTGCCAGGCATAACGGCAGTAAGCATGATGTTGTTTGTATTTATATCCCGCAACACCTCATCCCGATGGCGACAGAGCATAGCAAGATTATGGGTAAGCCGTTCCATTGCGCGCTTATCCATGTAATACCTTTTTATCTTTTCTTCCGTAGCCGATTGCTCGTGGCTGTTAATCAAGCTATCGCCCCCTTTACATATCTAACGAAAAATGATATAATTTCTTTGGTTGGGTTTGGCGGCGAGAGCTGCCTTTCCTTTTTTTATTTGCGCAGCGCCCAGTGTTCGCATGAATAGTCGTAATCTGTATAGTCGGCGCAGTAGTCGCTTTTGTCGCAAACACATATCCAACCGTCACAGATATTTTCGTGTTTGTGCCAACAGCATGTTCCGCAGACTTTTTCCTTGTCACGCATTACCAACTACCTCCGTTTCTTCAAAAGCAAACACCTCTGTTTCATTCCCATCGTCTGAAATCACAATATTGCCCTTACCTAATGTTTTGAGAAGCCCAAAAGCCGCCCAATCGCACCCATTGGGAGTTTCATTGCCTTTAAGTGGCTTCTCCCCTTTGCCGTTATGCCTTCCGATGCACGTTGCGTACATATCGTTTGGTTCTGCGCCGGCTTCGTTAAACTCATAACCAACATTTATCCGTCCGCAGGCCGGGCAGACAAACCTCCAATTTTTGTAATCATCACCAAACCGCCGCTTGCCTTCGGCGTGCCATTCTTGAAGAGTATATTTAGTCATGGTGTTACCTCCAGCAATTCGGGGTTGTCGTAGGTATTTCCGATGACTTCAAGCCCCATGTCTGAATCATAATTGCTCCTACGATTGCGATGTCCGAGCCTGTAATCTCTCCTCGATAGAACAACAACATATCCGCATTCTTGTGGCAAATATTGAATTCTCCCAATATTCCCGCGTTCATCTTTTACAATATCTCCCTCAAAAATAATTGTTTCGTTCTTATCGCATAGCCCGGTGCATTGCCCCACTGTGGCAGGGTCAACCTCAAGCGCATACGATTTTTGGGTGTAATCTTGATGGAATTCGATCTGCCTCGGGCGTATTACTGCGGGGATAAAGTTGTTGCCAAACTGCCAGTTTTCAACTAAATTGCCCTGCACCCATTCGCCATTATCAAGCCGTTTACCCCTAAACAAGTGCCTATTCAGCATTTTCGGCCGCCTCCTTTTCGTGAGCGTCGATTATTGCTTGGGCCACGCTATCCGCATATTCTTCGGACACTTCCCACCCCATGCTTTTTCTGTGGCACTCATCGCAGTTATCACGCCCCTTATATCTGCAATTGGAACAGTAGATGTAGTTAAAACCCTCATAAATCACTTGCGCCATCAGCTTTTTATTCATGCAACCGATACCTCCAATAACTCAGAGTTGTCGTGGATATTGCCAATGATTTCACGCTCATGAAACTTTGGTGCTTTCATGTTGTAGCAAGTGGTTCTCATATCTCCGGTAAAGCAAGCGTTAAATTTGCCGTCCCCACGCACAACTGCAAACTTTTCATCATCCTTACATTCGCAGTATTTCAACATATCATCGGAGTGGAGCATATCCCCCTCAAAAATAAGCTTTCCGCGCCTGTCTTTAATGCCTGTACATTGTCCAACGGTAGCAGGTTCAACCCAAAGATAGGACTGTGCATTTTCCGACCAAATTCCGTAATGTTCATTGTCGTCTGGGAAACTCACAAGGCTCCCCTGCATCCATGCGCCGTTGTCTTTGCGCTTTCCTCGAAAAATATATCGCTCGTTCATCACGCTTCCTCCGTTTCGAATAATGATATTTGTGGAATACCCGCTGTTCTTTTTTGCCTTGGCTTTACAGCGGGTAACTCACGTATAGCTGTTGGCTTGATTGCACCCTCGGGGAAAATATCTCTGTAAAACCTTTCCGGCGACATTCCCAGCGGAACATTCAAAGTGATAGTGTGATGCCGTTGCCGACACTTTGTACATTGAACCTCACTAATTGCTCCAACCCTCCACATATCCAACATCAAAGGGCCGTTCATATGGACTGCTACGCACTGGCAATTAGGACATACTCGCCGCAAGCCATTGTGTATGATTCCGCTATTTGCATCGCATATTACAGCGGCGGCTGGTTCGATATGTAGCCTATTTCCCATTAGCCCATCACCTTCCTTAAATCTTTTTCAAGCTCTCCGGCTCACAGAACCCAATTATCGTGCGTGGGCCAAATTTAACGCCGTATTCGTTGGTGTATTCAACCATATCGCCCCTACAAAAGCCGTAGGCTTCCTGTATGCCATTTATTACAGCAGGGTCATTCGCCGGATTGTAATGTCCCATGTTCAACCTCCCATCAGCTTCCGCAAATCCTCTTTGATGTAATAATTGCGCCCATATTCAATACATAGGCGTTCGCACTTTCGTCCAAACTCGGCCCAATCAATGTCAGACTTGCCGTAATTCAGCTTGCCGATTTTGAAAAGGTCTATCCCATCTCCGTACTTTATGGAATTGTGTACAAACCACGGCTCGAAAACAGGCTCAAATGACACCCATGTTTTAATTCCACGCTGACTTGTTTTAGCTAAAGAAATTGCTCGTTCGCCTGTGTTTGCTGCTCCGGGTTCGTGTTCGGGCGGTCTGCCGTCTGCCGTAGCATCCGCTGTCATTGTCACTCCAAACCAATCCCCGTCGTCCAGCAGGTCAAAATCCCGTTCCGCTCTGAACCCGCCTTTGGTAAGTATCTGAACGTTGTTCCCGGTAGCTTTTATCACCTTTATGACTTCCCGGGTCGGCGTGGTGTCAATTTCGGCAGGGTATGGATCGCAAGTGAAACACAGATGAATCAGCTTGCCCGTTATCTGCTCCTTTTCGAGCTGTCGATTCACAGCTTCCACAATGCCCTTGCGCGGCTCAACGCTGGCGTGAAATGTTGCGCGATCCTTTTTCAGCACAATCGGCGCATAACAGTATGTACAGCCATGATTACAGCCTGTGTAGATGTTTATTGCCAATTCGCCGTATTCTTTGGCTCGACCTTTTGGTTCGTAAATTGGTTTCATGCGTCTTGTGCCCCCTCTTCAATAATAGCTGTTCTGATTGCTGTTTCCACAACTGCAAGAACATCGTCTAACAGCACCGTAACGTGTACGCCCCGGGCCCACACACCAACGGTGGCTCCCGTTGGCTGCACAACTACTTCAATTGTTGCGGGGCAGAATATATTGGTACACTTTTTTATGCTACCCCTCTGATATAGCAGTGCATCTTGGGCTTTAGCCGAAAACTTTGGGAAACCGTTGTCGGTATGCGACATCACAATATCAATGCTTTTCGGTTCTGCTGTTTCATGACTGTTCATATCCCACTACCCCTTCCAATCCAATTCTTCAAAGTACCGTTTAACCAGCAATTCTTGAACATCACCATACAAAATGGTGTTGACCTCACCCTCCAAAGTTCCGATAGTCCAGCCCAAGTGTTTTAACGCTTCATGCGCCTTGTTTTGGTACGGCTTTTCGAGCAAGTCCTTTATTGCATAAAGCTGTGCCAACGTGATTTCTTCATATGCATACGCCTCTTGTGCATCCTCATAGTTTTCGTACCCTGCCGCCAATGTCCGTGCCTCCATGAGCCGCTTCTTCTCTGCCGTGGAATCTCGTTTGAGTACGGTTTGCAGCGACTACGTCTTCTCCCTTGTCAATAAGCCTTTTTGCGCTTTCAACCATTAAGTCGAATTGTTCCTTAATTTCCTTCCTGTTCATTGATTTCACCTCTTTTCAATTTTCGGAGTTTATCAAACTCAAGCGAGAGCGCGGCATAGTCAAGACGCTCCACCCCATTGCCTCAAGCTCCGTTGCACAGTCGTAGCTGGTTACGTCTTTGCTTTTCCCTCGAAGCAAGTACCTATCAAGCATCGTTATCCTCCTTCACCGCGAACCGGGCTACGTCAAACTTCCAATTGCTCCGTGCTGTGTTCGGCTTATTCACTCTATTCCAAATAACACCACATCCTACACATTTTTCATCACCTCCACGAGTGTTATAAAGACATGTAGAGCAATCAAGTGTCACTGCACTTTCTAATGCATCACATCGAAGCTTCCAATGATCCCTTTGCTGTTGCATGTCATTTGCATGGGCCGTCTTTGCTTTTAATGCATTTTGTAAACATTCAATTTCATTCAGCAAAGCAGGAATGAGCTCTGTATCTTCCCGGCTTTCAAACACATAAAATTTTGCCATTAAAGCACACCTCTCGGGAAATAGTCGTACACTTGTTTTTCTCTTGATCGACGAATAGCATCTTCACAACTCCCTTCATACGCAATTTTCCAACGGTCACGATCAGCCTCAACTTGCCGCTGTATTTCAATCATGCCTAATAGTTCTATCCTACGCATACACTTTTCACCATCCGCCCGCGCCGTTTCGATAGTCAACGCCTCTTGCAAGCGCATGACTTCATCCAACAAAGCAGAGATGTCTTGTCGAGCGTGAGCGATAAACTCGGCATCGTGAGCTGTCTTACAAGCAGACACAAACACTGTTGTGTTGTTGGCTAATACGTCAGCGGCATATTTATGTCCTTCATAAAATTCCGCTATCTTCCACGGCCCCGGCGTTGCCGCCTGCTCCCGCATCCTGATCGCATCAAGCTCTTGCTGTGTCATAAACTTATTCATTGGCTTCCTCCGTGACATCGAATGATAAGTGGATTAGGTAATCTATCACTTTTAGCATGGCGGCCTTGCTGATTCCGTTGTGTGTAGACATCCTCAGGACTTGATGGATAGCAAGCACTTTTTCGTTGTCCGTGTACTTGTCTGTATCAATGTTCAAAAATATCGCGGTTGCAGTTCCGAGTTTCATTCCTGCTTCTCCTTTATCCATATGTCTAGTACCCACTTCGGGGCCGTAACAAAATCAAACTCTCCGGGCTTCACCCCTAGCAGTTCTCCGTTTGCGCATATGCCGGAGATTGCGCCATACTTGTTTGCTACGGCAGGGTACTCTTCTCCGGCGTTCAGGATTGTTCCCGGCTTGTTAAGTTGCACTCCAAAGATGGAGTCCGGCCTTATGGTTGACGTCATGCATATTTTTATATCTCCGTCTGTGCAATTGCGGTGTGTTAATTTTCTCCTCAGCACTTAACATCATCTCCGTTTCTGGTAGCTTCATAAAACATAACCATGTCGTATTACCGACTTTGCGCTCCTTTTGTCCGTATAGTGGCTACTAACCTCACTTTTTGTTAGATTTGAATTTAATAAAAATCAGGATACTGATAAAAATTGCAGCAATTACCATAGTAACTATTTCACCCCACCGGATAATCTCTCTAATGATAGGCTGTAGCTCTATTAGCATTTCGAGCATTACTCAAACACCTCACTCATCCTTTCCAAATTTAGCCATCTTTGAAATTCTGCCGTGGCATACTCTTTATGATTTAGCATTGTTACTTTGCCTCCTTTATTTTCACAAAACAGAGCCAGTGTGTTTTGCTCGACTTGCCGCTTCTGTTGCCATATAACGGCTCTCGCTCTATGGTCTCGACTACGCTGTTTACGGTTATATTTTCCTCGTTCCACTTAAAAATCAATGTTCCGTTGGTTTTCAATACGCGCCAGCACTCGTCAAACCCCGCTTTAATAAACGGCCGCCACTCTTTGGGTAATTTACCGTATTTCTTGTATTGCCATCCTGTTTCAGAGGCGTTTGTAAGGTGGGGAGGGTCAAATACCACATGCCAAAATGATTCATTAGAAAATGGCAGCGCTGTACAATCTGCTATCATGTCAGGCTTTACTTCAAACGGTCTCACACCCCGCCACAAGTCGCCCTCAAATTCTCGGTTATCGCAAAAAAGTACATGGGGATTATTTTTGTCAAAATAGAACATGCGCCCACCGCAGCATGGGTCTAAGATTGACTTAACCATCGTTTTTCACCCTTTCAAATTCCACAACCCACACCCACGGGTTGCCGTCCCACGTACAGCCCTCGCGCTTATCGTTAATATCGCGCCACAAGTCCTTGAATTGGATTATGGGGTAACTCGGTGAGTCCATTCCCTCCGCATGGGCGTCGGCGTCTGAAATATCATGTAGTCTTTCCACGCGCACCCCGGTCACCCGCAGGAATAACCGTGCGGCGGCGCGGGGCATGTGGATTGATGGGCGCCATTTTATGCTTCCGTTAGACACAAGGTTTTTTTCATCGGTTGCTTTGTACCAATATGGTTGCCCGTAAGCCCAAGTCTCCCGTACCCATAGAATGTCACCGGAACCGTAAGGTGGATTTATATATCTAGGGTTACCCTTCACTACTCGACGCGTCTGTGTTTTTCTTCCGTCTATGATAGCGCGAACCATTTCAGCGCTAAAAATTATGGGCTTCATTTCTACCTCTCTTCCCAATCAGAGCAACTGTCCTCATATTTGAAACTTGTTGCGTCGCCATAACAAATACTGTTTATATTTTCACAATACCAGTACCTCTCAGGATCATTAAGCTCATACTTGTTCCATCGACATGTAGTGCAAGCCTTCAAGCTATTCACCTTCTAACCTCACTTCCTCCGCCAACAACGCTATAAATTCGCTATTTGTCGTACTTATATCCGTCTTAGTTATAGCATGACGAATAGCTCTCTCAACATTCAAAATAGTCACGTCATATTCCTTTGAGATACTCGGATAGATAGCTTTTGTAATCTGCCAGCCTTTGGGATTGTTCACGGCATAAATCAGCGCGCTTAATAAGTACTTATATCCCTTGAGATTTGGCGTGACGCCCATATCAATCAATTTCTGCGACAGCTTGCGCTCAAGCTTATTATTCATTGGATACCTCCTTCGCTTTCAATCTTGGACACTCATCCCTATCATATACTGACTTTTCTTTGCTTGCCATTTCGCCAAAATGTATAGGTGCTTTAAGCGTAATCAAGGCTTGTGTCACATTGCTAACAAAATAATCTCTCTAATGATAGGCTGTAGTTCTATTAGCATTTCGAGCATTATTTAAACACCTCACTTACTTCTTTATTTCCGGCAGTTCTGGCAGCGGCATCCAGTGAGTCACGTTGTAATAGCGCTGGTTATCAAGCCCACAGAAACAATCGTCTCCACTTCTTGGCCTAAACGCAATTAAGATATCATTTTCGGCAACGATAAAAACATTCGTATCGGGTTCGGGCCATTTGTCGTTAATATTGTTCCACTTTAACACGGTTGGGGCGCTTTGACTCAGACTCCAACATCTCAATACATTAATGGCTTCGTCGATTGCTTTTGCGCCTATGCTTTCGGGCGGGTCTACGAAAAGTTTGCTGGCTTTAGCGTTATTTCTTAATTCCTTACGCTTTATAATTTGAAGTACATCTATGGCATCTTTCGCTGTCATGGCATCTCTATCCTTTCAAATTCCACAACCCATACCCACGGATTTTTATTCCATCCATATCCACGGTCAGCATTGAGGCTATCCCACAGTCTTGAAAAACACACGGCTACGCTTTTACAATCCGGGCAACAAATACCTTCTGTTCGCCGTATGCCTTTACAAGTGGGGCAGCACACTTCGGGTATTTGACCGTCGGGAGATATGCCCTCTTTTACGGCATCTTGCTTCGTCATAGCGTGCAGCCGTTCCGGCCGTATGCTTTTTACCCGCAAGAATATCCTCGCCGCTTCGCGGGGCATGTGGATAGAGGGCTTCCACTTGTCGAGTTTACCAAGATGGCAGTTGTCGCCCTCACCGATTTCTCCGTCAGCACGATATGAGTAGCCCAATTCGTCGTCGTCCCACCATTCCGCGAATTTCAACCACGTCTCCCGGACGTACAGAATATCTCCGGGCTTGTATGGGGCACACCTTGCCACGAATTGAACGGGATTCCACGGTTCGCAACAGCTTCCGTCACCCCGTTTGTCAATGAACGGAGAAGTAACGTTATAGTAGTGTCCCCTAACAACCGAATGCCAATATCCGCCAGCATCCTCAAAGGGTTGCGGCTTAATCACCCGGCGCGTCTGTGTCTTGTTGCCGGAGAGTATTGCTTGCACCATAGGCGTACTAAATATAATGGGCTTCATTCGCTATCACCCCCGGATTCATCTCCGTCTGCATTGAAAAATCTCTTTGTTCCGTCGTAGTAATAAACAACGATGGTATATCCTCTGTGCCATTTTTTGTCTGCATAGAAGTTGGTAAACGGCTCTCCGTACCCCATAGGCTTATCGCTTCCCTCATCTTCGTCTACTTCGTACCAACGAGAACCGCAACAGGGGCATGAATCACTGTAGTTATAGGATATTTCATCAAACTTGCTGTTTGCTTCTTTTGCGTTCTGCGCCTCCACGACAACAAACTCCCTCACCATGTCGTTTCGGTAGAAGCTACCGCCGGAATTATTCTGACTGAACGTAAAGAATTTTGTGTTAATCGTCCGTTCCATTCTGCACCTCCTTGTCGTTGTCAACATCAACGAGTTCGCCCAAGTCCATCTGCCCCGGTGCTGTTATTTGGCGTTCCTCCCGTTCCTTTTTAAGCCGGAAAGCGACGCGAGCCTGTTCTGCTAACATTTCCATGTCGTCAACTAATTCCTTGTCAATGCGTATCGGCATAATCAAGCCAACGAGGACGAAGCCGATTTTTGCGGCAAAATAAATACTCCCGTTGTTGCAGCGACGTTCGTATATCTCTAATTCGTCTTGCACATCTGCAAGGGGCTTGAAATATTCGTCGTTGACAAATTCTAAGCCGTCCCGCGTCATGTACGGTCGCACAATGCGTTCTTTGTATCTTATTGTGATGTAAGACGGGTCTAACATCTTTTCGCCGACACAGAAGTCACTACCATCTATGCCGTCCGGGAAGTCGTCAATGCCAATATCACATCGTTCCCTTTGAGACACACTAATGTCAAAAAGCGCGGCGATGTGTTCCTCTGACAGTGGCGGCAACTCCGGCAATGGGTAAATTGCGCCCCGCACCCCAAGCCATTGTTGCGGTTTTTCTGCGTTTTCTGTTTCTCGGTTGTACAAAATATAGGTGGATTCTTTTTTGCATAACGCCGCTAAAGCTTTCATCTTCATGCGTCCTCACCTCCTACGTGGTCGCGCTGTTCTCGTGTGTACGTTATCAACTGCTTGCATAGCAGTAACGGCAATTCCGCAAACAGCCAGTGACAGCGTTCCAATCCATTACTTCCGCGCCTCTTTTTCAAAGCAGAATACAATGGACTTGGGGTTAGGCTTCACCAGTCCGAAGCGTACAGCGTTTCGGTACGTTACGCTGTCGCGGGCAAGTACGGCAGGAAACCGTTCTACCTGCGCCCGGAAACTTTCAAGGCTCGACGTGCCTTTGCGGTGATTGCAACTTCGGCACGACGGATACATATTTTCAAATTCATCAGCACCTCCATTGGCAAGGGGCTCCATATGGTCTATTACCATTTCTTTTGTGTGGATGTGGCAACCGCAATAGCTGCAATTTCCGTTTGTTTTGTTATAAATTCGCTGCCGCTCACCCATTGCGAGTCTTCTCCGTTTCACTGCTCTTTCCCCTCCCATGCCTCGCACGAATCGCCGTAGCGAACATACTCCGTGATGCGTTCGCTCATTTCATTGGCGCAATAGAAATCCTTGCCATCGTGTTTGTTGAATCGGCAATTGCCGCAAACGTTCAGCCTTGAATCATTCATTTGCAACCTCCGTTCCGGCTTCAGTAATTTTATCTAAAACGTGCATATACACGCTCGGCACAAATTTCAATGGGCAGAATGGGGCTCTAAATTCTTTATATCCACTGACTGCATTCTTGTAATCGCCAGGTTGTTCACTCACGCCACACATAAGTGCGGAGGGAGATGTCTTACAAGCCAAGTTGCATTTTGTACAAGATGGCGGCACATCAATTACCAATATCGCCTTCATCAGCTACACCCCATTGCCGTCTTGATTTCCTCTGCCTTAGTGATTTTCCCTTGCTTGACGTACTCCCATATAGTTACAATTTTCTTTTATCCCACGGGAACTCTTGAATTAGAGGTTCTCCCCATATACCTGCAAGGTTATTTTTAAGGAAAACAGGTATCTTTGCAAAGCGACAATCATCCACTATTTTCTGTATCCATTCACGTTTGGGGATCTTGCCTTGTCGGTTTCCTGTTTCTGCGCCAACGATTATCCACTTTGGGGAATTGGTGAAGTGCGTACCGCCGAGATTAGAAAATGATTTTGTCGTGTAATCAACTGTCAAATCACCCAAGTCTACTCTCGACAGGTCAATTTCCCCATGTAATGGCTCTAAGCTAAGAAATAAGTTTATTGTTACCATGAGGCTCAGTGCGAAAACGAGAGCCATCTTCACGCTGTTTGGTTTCCCAAAATTCTGTGTAGTTCGGCAGACTTAATCCACCATATATACCCATATTGCAAACCATGAAACCGCCGTCTACCCACTTCACAAGGTGAGCGTGATTATCGCCGTAATGCTCATGACGGATAACATCGCCCTCGAATATCAAAGAGCCGTTTTTGTCTTTGTAGCCGGTGCATTGCCCGATGGTGGCAGGGTCTACAGCGTAAGCATACCGCTCTCCCGTGTGGCCTTTTATGAAATACTCTCCGTAGTGGGTGATGTCCAAATTGCCAGAAACCATACCGTCACCGTTCACCCGCAAACCTCGGAATAAATATCTGTCCATTGCCTAACCGCCTTTCTTTGCTTTTTTAAACTCTGTGAACTGCCACACGTAGTCGTATGATGTCCTGAATACATTTCTTGCCGCAATCGCAAGTTTAGGCTCGTATTCTTTAACTATTTCGATTTCTTGCAAGCAGAGACTATTAAAGGGGCAACCGAAGCAACCGGTTCTTGATAGTCCGTAGACTTCGTAACAATCCGAGTACCTCAACCCGCGCCACACTTTGTAGGTGTGTTTATCAGCATCTGTCCAATACCAAAGAGGGCAGTAGTCCGGCTTGTTATCTTTGCAAGCAGGTTTATAACATGTTCGCGGTACGGTTGCCCTGCGACCGCCCTCGGCAATTCTCATGCCTCGTATCGTTAAATCTGCATCTATTTCTCTTGCGAAATCATCTCCCGGATATTTCTTTGCATAATCGCAACATTTTTCTGATATTTTGAATGTCGGCGGATTTTCAGATAGAAACTCTTTCAGCATAAAATGTTTTGATATGTTGAAAGAAGAATTATCTCCCCATTCGTTGCACCACCATCGAAGCGCTGATTTTGCTCTTGGGTATCTTGCATATAATTCTTCAAAGGAAGCGTTAAGCTCAAACTTGAAGTTGTGGCTTTGCAACCGAAATATATACTCGCTTACCTGCTTGCTTAAAAACGGAACACCGTGTTCTCTGCACGATTGGGGGATTGATTTTCTCGGTTTTTTTGTCTCAATTTTTATAGCATATTTGTTTTCAAGATGCCCTATATGCCGCTTCGTTGCATCGAACTCGAACTCTAAGTCGAAATAGCAATAATGAATTTCACAATCTCGCTCGATAAAAGGCCGCACAAGTTCGATTAAATCAAGAACGGTATCACTGTCCGAGCCGCCAGATACCGATACGGCAATTTTACTGTGTTGGGACATTATACTGTGGACTTTGAGCAAAGTTTTATATATTTGCCCATATTTAGGATTTTGCGGTATTTGATTGAGTAGTTTTAACAGCCTGGTCACGAATCACACCGCCATTACACTTTTTAGTCCTGCCATAGTGCCTATTTTTACGCCGCACATTTCCGGCAGATTTGCCCTCACAAGTGCCTCTGCAAATGGTGGCGGTACTGCGTTTCCGCACCAGGCAATTTGAGCAGCCTTTGTGATTGGCTTGCCATCTACTCCTGTATCGATTACATAATCCTGGGGAAAGCCCTGTGCGTTAAATAACTCCCTTGGTGAGAGCATTCTCAGTCCGATGTCAGCAATGGTATATTGCTCTCCGTGAATGTTTACAAGCTGTGTCCGCACTTCTCCGAAGTTTACGCCTCCTGCCGTCACCGTCCGCATGGGTTCACTTAACGGATGGGCAAATTCCTGACCTTTGAACTTTACCAAGTGGGATGTCACCAAGGCGTTGTGGTCTACCGATGTTACGGTATTAAGCGGCTCGGTTAGTGCATTGCCGTACTTAGGCTTTTTAGCGGCCAGATTCTTGTACTCCTCTGATGTTATCCTCATGCCATTTCAACCTCGAAATATATAGCATGGGTGCCGTCAATCAGCTTCTGTTCCTCATCACTTGTCGTGTAACCGAGGCTTTTCAGAAACTCATATACTTGGTTAAGTGCTTCACGATCAGAATATTTGCCACTGTGGTCGATTGCAGCCACGTTGCCCGGCTCAAGACGGCTGTATGCTCCTTTGAAGAAAAACTCCTTGCTGACCGCCGAGCCTTGGCATTCATCAATGAGTCTGCCTACGGCTTCCTCACGGGTTTCGCCTTCGCCTTTTTCCCATGTCGGCCGGAACTTTTTATCAATGCCGAGCAAGGCGCGGATTACATCTTCGTTGGCATTTCTTACACTGAATAAAGCAAGTGCAGCAGCTCTGTTAACAATGTCAGCGGTTTCAGCAGTTGTGGTAAATCGCTTTGCGAAGGTCAAGCGCATGTCATAAGCCTGTTTGAACATGTCTTTAATTCGTGTTATCACTGCTTCTTTACGCTCTTTTTCTTCCTGTGCAGCCACTTTTTTTACCTCGGCATCGTCCTCCTCGGAGGCTATTGCGTACACAGTTATTCCGCTGAAGCCCTGCTCTACCATGTAGAAAAGTTCAATGCCGTCAAATTTCCCATCCGAGTTTTCAGCTTCAGCGGCCAACTCGCCAACCGAATCCAAATCTCCTGTGTCATACCGATAAAAATTCCAGTAATGGCTCTTAGTTGCCTTTCTGCCCTCATCCGGGCTTGTTTCCGTAGCGAATGCGGCAATCATGCGGATGAGTTGCGCTTTCTGCTCGTCTTTTTCCTGTTGGGTTATTGCGGCTTTTAATGCCCAGTCAAATTCCTTTGTGCCTATTTGCTCAAAAACCTCGGCACGTTTTTCTGGGCTATCCACCTTGTAACACTGCTCATAATCGTTGAGGTCAATGGGTCTGCCCTGCACACGCTCTATGGCTTCCTTGCCGAAGGTTTTAACAATTTTTACTCTGCGGCGAACCGTTGATTCGGAAAGCCCTGTTCTACCGCTAATCTCTTTGATGCTGTCACCCCAATCGAGCATTAACTGTATGCCCTGTGCTTCTTCCAGGAGGGCGAGTTCCTTGCGTTGCATGTTTTCCGCAAGCATAAGGGCAAGTTGCTCTTTTAAATCCATGTCCGTGTCAATCCTGCACGGTACTTCCGTCAGCCCTGCAAGTTCTGCGGCGGCTCTGCGGCGGTGACCGATTACGATGGTAAAGTCACCCGTGTACGCCTTTTTGTTTTTAATTTTGCTGTGGTACTGCTCCACATCCACAGGCACAACAGTAAGATTCTGTTGAATGCCCCTTGCTTTGATGCTTTCGGAGAGTTCAGCAAGGTCACCCAAATTTGTCCGAGGATTGTTTGGGTGCGGATGCAACCGGCTCAGTTCGATGCTCGGTAATTGCATAGTTACCTCCTGTTTTTGGCTTGTAGCCTTTATTGGTTAAACCGTCTTCGGTGAAAGACCTTTAGTACGCCTATTTTTTGCTATTTTTCAGCTTGAAACGGTGGAATTGCTGTATATTTTCTATTTTCCAAATGGTGATGTTGATTCCGAAAATTGAAATAATACGAATAAACTCCACTCGCATCGCTGCTGATGTTGTTTTCCAAAACTCTGTGGTTAAGTTGATGCTTGGTTTCCGAAGTCTTCCGCTTTTTATAGTGATTATCGCATGTGCTTTTTCAGGTATTTCGCTTAGGTATACATTTTTGTACCCGTCTTCAAGCAGAAGTTTCATAGCCTTATCAGCCGTCATAGGCATTGGCATCATAGGAGCCCCCTGTTCGATTTTGCAGCTTGGTCAAAATTAAGGAGCGTTAGCTGTTGCCGCAGGTTATCCCAATCAAAGCCGTCATCCATGATGTCGGTGATGTCAGATATGGCCTCTGTCCAATCCGTGCCGAGTGCGTTCACCATGTTTGACCAGTCCTCTACATCATGCTTGACTACATCAAGGCCCTCTCCGCAGTGCCGTAACTCGTGATAAATAAGTGCGACACGCTGATTGTCCGTCGTGTTTTCAATAAACCAACTGCGAATCTCCATGATGAACCAATATCCCCATATCTCCACGAGTTCCTTTGGTGCTTTACGCACCCTCGCCATCCATTGCCGCTTGCCGGATTTTTTCACATAGTCCGGATCTTCAAGGAAAAGAATCTTACTGGTGTCGATGTGTGCTAATTCTTCAAACCTCTCAACCAGTTTTTTTGCAATCTGCTCGTACTTGTGGTTGGCAATCCAGTAACCGTTACAGAAATTTGCCTTGTTTATTTTTCCGACTACACGAACGCTACCGTCATCTTCAAAGTCAGCAAATTGGAGCGAATATCCGCCGTCTACCTGCTCGTCAAACTCTACTGCCCCATGTTCGTCACGGATTGTTATTCTGTGGCTCATACTTACCCCCTTACGGCTTCTACTTCATCCTGTAATTTCTATCTCTGTCGTACTTGATTTGAACACAGAAGTTAAGCTTGGAAAGTTCATAAATTCGGCTGCCTATCGCTTCGTCAATGTCGAGTAGGTCATCTATGAGCAACTCGGACGATATGATTGTGACGAGGTTTCTGTTGATGTAGCGGTAGTTAAGCAACTCGTGAGCCAGCTTTATATCTGCCTCGGTAGGGAACTTGCCTCGCTCCGTTTTGAAAAGGTCATCAATGTACAGAACATCCACCGTTTTCAACGGCTCCATTGCAGACACATATTCCTCTGCGCTGTTGACTACTGCTTTCAAAACGGGGGACTCGTCACGCCAGAGCATATACCGAGCGGCTTTTCCCATTGAAAGGAACTTGCCAACTGCCGCTGTGCAAAGGTGTGTTTTTCCTGCACCTACTTGGCCACCCATGAACAGCCACTCTGAGTGAGGATAAGATTCCACAAACCGCATCGCTTTTGATTTGGCTTGGCGTTGCCATTCGTTCGTGGCCTCAAAATTGTCAAAGGTGCATCTATCAAGCTGACCTGCAATTCCGCTTTTCGCTATTCTTCTCATGCTTGCTCGGATATCCATGCAAGAACATCGTTTCATGACTTCATAGCCGTTTTTGATCATGGAAATATAGCCTTTGTTTTTGCAGGTCTGGCAGTCATAGCCTTCCAAATCACCAGCGGAAGCGTTGTAACTGTCTACGTTTCTCTGCATTTGTTCTTCACATCTCTGCAATCGTTCTTCACATGACAGTGCCGGTGATGGATTTGTTTTTAGTGTTTTCAGCCGTTCCAGTATTGCGGCCGGGATTTCCATATTTTCCTCCCCTAGTTCCGTTTTCCCGTGGGTTATATCCTCGCCCACCTTGGTCTTGTGCCTTGGCAAGCCACCGATTAACAAACCTCAAAATGCCTGTCTTCGTCTTACGTTGGCTTGGGTTGGCATCAATCCAACCTACCATGTTGCGAAGTTCCTGCATTATGTCGACAGCAGGGTATAAATCCACCCATTTGTCTACTTGGCTTTGCGTTACGGGATGCTCGGTCTTGTCGTTCAAAAGCAGGGTGATTACCGCAGGTTCTGCCCCCTGTTCTGGTTTTGTTTTGGCAACATCGTCCGAGTTCTTGCGTGGAGTGGCGGCGTTAGCCGCCTGCTCCGCGCATATATCTTTACTGTACTCCTCTATACTACACTCCTCTATACTATTCTCTCTTAGCATTTGCTTAGCGGTTGCTAAGCCATTGCTAAGCGGTTGCTCCGCAGATGCTAAGCAATACTGATTGTCTACAATCGCAAGCTCGGCCAGTTCCTTCTTGTATTCAGTGGGTTTGACGCGCCTCCTGTCCAGCCAGTTATGCTTATTCCAATCGGTAATTACCACAACGCCATCCGCAAAAGGTATAACAAAACCTTTGGCAATGAGCAGTTTAACATCGTCGTCACTGCCGCCATGCACACGTATAATGCGCTTTGGCGATACAAAGCCGTAATCATCAGCCTCCAAACCTAACAGAAAATATAGTGCTTTTGTACTCATCGGCATATCCATGAATCTATTGGTGTCTATAATAGATTTGTCGAACATTCGCTTGCTTGCCACGGTGTCCAACACCCCCCTCGTCCGGATCGCAAACCATGACAATTGTCTTATTCATGCCTCAGTCTCCACTTTTTACAAATTTCCTCGTCGGCCTCGATACCGTACACGTGATACCGCTCGTCGAAGGCGGCCTGACCGACGGTGTGCGCCTCGCTGTGGTGCTTGCGGCACAGGCACATGACACGTAAACCAAGGTGTACGATTTGTTCTCGGTCAAACCCCATGCCGACGCAGGCCACGTGATGAAGCTCGCCCGGGGCGTTGCAGACGATACATTTCTTGTGCATAAGCGTCGCGTAAACGGCGTTGCTGATATCATCGGTGTGTTCGACAATCGGTTTTGACAGCGGTATATCCCACAGCAGGCAGAAATTTAGCAAAAAATTTATGTACAGTCTGGCCGTGGTGACGCTACAATCCGAAAGTGAAAACTTGCCGGAGCCGCTTTCATCCCGATACATTTCTTTGAGCCACCAGTGGTTGGTGTCGCGGTCATCGCCGTTGTATTTGGAGATATCGCCGAGGATCGCCCATGCTTTCTTGCGCTGTTTTGCTCGGATCGTGCGCCCGTCGTCAATACGAATCTCACCGTCAAGAATATCGCTGTCGCTGTATTTCCGCAGATGATCGGTCAAACTCTCATTGGGGACGAGTACAAAGAGGACTGTGCCTTCTGCGGTTTCCCTATGCACTTTTGCCTTAACCTCTTTGTACATGATATCCCCCACAACACTATTCTCGAGCTTTCCATTTCTCGCAGTACAGCTCCCAAAGACCGGCAGACCTCAAAAACTCAACGAAGTCCAGAATTGTTCGGTCAATGCTCAAGACTTCGAGGCGATTATATTTTTCTCGGAATACATCCACGCCATCTGATACCAAATACTCAAACACCCTAGCTTCGGGGCATATTTCGAAGTAGAAAAGGTGCTGGGTGTTGTCGAGAAACTTGCCGACCTCGTAGCTTTTGCTGAATTTTATATCATAGATTGTGCCGGTCTTCAAATAATCGAGCCGTCCGTACAACAGGAAATTAACGCCACCGATGTCCTTATCTCTGTACAACGCAACTTGCTTCTGGCCACCCCGAACGATATCAGCAACATTGGCCACAGCTACGGTCTTGGCCTGCGCTCCGTCGGCGCAGGCATTTACCATGTTCTCAAAGTCGATCCCGGCTTGCATGGCTTCGTTCGCCGGGCGTTCCTCGCGGCGTAGTGCCACCAGAAAGTCTTCGTAGGCCGTGTCCTCGTAGCCCTCAAATGCCCTGTAGATATAGAGCCATGAACCCAACAAAGATTGAGTTATCAAATATCTACTCATCATCAGTCACCTCCAACATCATTCGCAGGTTTTCAATGCGGCGCGCGGCTTGGGCAGCTTCGCGTTCCAGCTTATTGATTTGGCTAAGGGTGTTGCCGCGGTCTACATGTTCGGGGAAACGGTGGGATCCGATTTGGAAATAGCTGCTAAAACCGCTAGACCTATCCGATTCCGTGATGTATTCTTGGTTTGCGTATGCATCAATCCATACTGGCTCATAAAATCCGCGTTCCTTGCATTTATCGCAGTCACAGATTTTGTCTACAACGCCGCGATTGCCATGAATATCAATAATCACGTCACCGATGTTGATTGTTATGTCACTACTCACCAGTGCCACCTTCTTCGTTTGTGGCTCTGTCAAGTGCATCCTGCTCATTTTGCGGTGTAGCACTTTTTGACGGCTTACCTTTGGGCTTGCTCTCCTTTGGAGATTCGTCTTTAGGTTGATCCTCTTTTGGCGGCTCTTTGTCCTCAAACTGCTTGGCTTCCTTGTTCCATGTGAGCCCAAGCTCGACCGCTCTGGCTCTCGCCATAGCACCAATTTCTTTCTTGCTTGTGAGGACGTGTTCTACTTTGTCTAGTTGCTCGGCAAAGGCATTGGCGGTCTTGGCGTTGGTTATAGCATCCACAAGTGCGCGACCCTTTTTCATGGCCTCGTTATACAGTTCCTTTTCGGTTTCAAAGACCTTGCTCTCATCCGCAATATTACCCTGCATTTCGGCAAAGAGCTTGGTCAAATAGTCGTTGGGTGTGTTCTCGTCAAGCCGCGGAAGCTTATATACACCCGATACGCCATAGCACCCCTTGGCGAAGTATTCCACTGTTGGCGAGAACCCCGCCACGCGGTCATCTCCAACAATCTGCACAAAGCACCCGATGTCGCAGGGTTGCCAAACGATGTCACGCGCCGCACCTTCGCATAACAGGCGCTGCTTAGTGATGTCCTTGTCCTTCTGCTCTACCGTGTGGAATATGTAGATGATGTGCTTGTTAAACGTATACTGGAGCATGTTTGTAAACCGCACAAATTCGGCCTTGACCGCACCGAAGCCCTTCAAACTGATGGCGCCGTTCTTCTGACGGTTGACAGCGGGATTGTCGCGCATCGCCCAATCTTGCAGAAATGTAATAAAGCTACCGCCTGTGTCGATCACGATCGTTTCGTATTCCTTTATCTCCGCGCTTTGCAAATCTTTCAGCACCTCTTCGTAGGTGGCGCACATGATGGCAGGCTTGCGGTGTTGCGCCTTGACGCGGCTGATGCCCTTGTCAAAGTCAATGATAATCGGATTTGGCGCGGAGAGCGCCATCGTGGTCTTGCCCGTGCCGGGGCTACCGCTAATAATCATTGAGAACTTCTTCCCTGTGAAATCCATGTTCTCCGGTCGTACTATTGACATAATTATTTACCTCCCGCTTTCGCTATAATTGATTCTAGGCCCAAGGCTTGCACGATATTTTCGCCAATGTGTCCTGTGATAGTTTCCTTAACATACTTCTGTATACCTTGCTTGACCTCATCAGCCGCTGTCTTAATGGCGGCATTAAGCTTATGGTCAATTTGCTTTTGGATAGTATAATCAACACGCTTTGTTTGGTTGCCGTAGCCGGACGAGCTAACCGTCTTGCCGTCTTTGTCAACGTAGCCATCAATAAAGTTGTCACAACGCTCTTTCAAAAGTTCCATAACAGAAACTTCCTCTCGGGTCTTGTCGCCCCATCTGTCGGTTAAAGTGCGTGGTCGAGTGAAGAAATCCTCTAAAAGCGTGTTTAACTTTTCATCAATTGCCTGCTCAACACGAGCAGTAATAGTTTCATCAACCTTTGCTTGAACATTTGAGAGAGATTGATTGATTATCTTGTTGGATATTTTGCTCACAATCTCATTTTGCAAGATTGCATCCAAGTCATCCCTTTCGTCAATCCAATCTACATCCACTTCGATTGTGAATTTAGCCATCGCATTGCCTCCACACTTTTAATATTTCCCTTGCCTTCAAGAGCATTTCCTCGTCGAACCATCCGAAATGACATTCATCCTTGGGGATGCGAAGCTTTGCGACCAGCATAGCGTAGGCTTCACCACGCCTCATTTCTCCGCTCTGCCAGATCGGATCAAACAGGCTGTGAGCTTGCATCTTTAGAACTTTCAGTTTGGCATTGGCAAGCCTGCCGAGCGGAGTTGTTCCGTCTGCGTGAGTGCCTACGCTTGCTTTACAGGCTACACAGACGTAGCAGTTGCAATTCTGACTATACTTACTCTGTTTGTAGTACCTCCGGCCATAGATATAATCATTGGTCGTCAAGATCACTTTCTCGCCACAGTACGTACACATTTCGGGGACGGGATAATCTTGAAATTTCATAAATTCCCCCTTGCGCACTCTCGCTTTATCTGCTACAATGGGAAATATAAAGCAAGAGTATGTTTTCAGTGAGCCGCTTCGTTTCTCAGGCGTAAGGCGGCTTTTATCTTGTGGCACTGACATCATGCTCATCATAGACAAGTGGATCAAAATAGTAGGACGTGTGCACCCCGTAAGATATTTGCTTCTTAGACGGCTTGTCCGGCGCGAATAAGGTCTCGGCAAAAAATTTCTCGCCCAGCTTCCTTGATACGCGTATCGGTTTACCGCATGATGTTGTCATGATTACGGCGTTGTCCAAAATATACTCAAGCCGATATTCCATTATCGTTTTCCCCCTTCCACTGCCCGCAACTGTGTTCGGAGTCAGTCCATTCGCCCCAGTAATAGCCGCTCAAGCAGATACACATACGACCGTCGTCAACCCCTTCTTTTCTGTGATAACAGCATGTCCCACAAATGCGTTCAACCATTATCCACCCCTATCAGCTCACGTTTTTGGCGATCCCCTTCTTTAGCCAGCCTCAGCCGCTCCCGCGCGCAGGTGCGAAACGGGCAGTACAGAACATCAGCGATCCATCTACCGTATGTACACGAACTGCACTTGTACAGCGCACGCTGTCGTTCCTTGTTCAGCTCCTTAAAATTCTCCCGCCGCGCGTCCGCCCTGTCATATCCAGTGACCTCTTTCCGGGCGACCAGCATTGCGTGCTCGTATGTACGCTTTGATGTTGCATCTTCCTGATCCACAACCCACCCGCCATTCTTATTCAAATTCTATTTCCAAGCCCGCTATATGTGCGAAATTCTCAACCGCATCGATCTTTTCACCGAGCTCATTTATCAATCCGGTACATACGGTATAATTCCAATCCCAGTCTACACCTTTCGGGCAGTAGTTCAATTTGTGATAAGCTTCACCCCTCTCCCGTATCAAGTTGCCGTGTATCGCAAGTACTTGATCGCGCATTGTCATGATGCAACCCTCCTTTGGCTACGCTATACCCGCACATCCTTCGATACAGTCTTCGCACAGCACCATACCTACGTCATAATATCTATCACCCTCGCATATGGGCTCGTCGCAGTCCGCGCAGATGTACACTGCTTCAAAATGTTTCCCGCGGGCTCTATTGTACTGTTTTTGTTCGTAGATCGTGATTGCGTCCGGTATGTGCATTCGGAACCTCCTCATCTCTCAGCCTGCCTTTCGACGCATGTCCATCTTAAGATGGCTTGTCCATACAAGCCGTGATTTACACGGCTGGTTCACCACCTTGCTTTGGTTTTAACATCCCATGTTGCTTGAATATGTGGTAAAGATCATTGGCGATCTTCTGGTAAGCTTTCTTGCGCTCTTCTTCGCTCTCATAAGTAGGGTGGATGTTCACAACCTCGTATATCTTTTGTGGGCGTGTAGTCCGTTTTGACATGCACATCGCCTCCTTTGTACAGGATATGGAGTGGTCAAGCTTGGTTATGCTTCTTTAAGTGCCTTGCCTAAGTTAAACCTCGCACAAGCCTTGCGCGTCGCGTTGACATCTCGCCTGTGAACCTCGCAAGCTCCGTAGGCCGATATTCCGACCACGACTCTTACATCATGTCCGTACTGAGGTTTCGCTATATACGGCCTGTATCTCCTGCAGTTACAACAGAGTTTCTCGCCCGGGCTGAAATGAATATACGGCATAGTGAGCTTCCTCAAATTTGGTATTGAAAATTGTCGCCCACCATGCTAAGATAACGGTGCTATAATTTGTTTTGCGCAGTGGACGTGGCTTCCCTCAATTGCCGTTGAGGGAGACCGAATAGATCGCGATAATCCATACCGAACAAATCTTCTAACTTTACAAGAACATCGAAAGAAGGTTTTCGTTGTCCTGTTTCAATGGCATGGACTGCTTTGTTGCTTATACCTGTGCGCCTTGCTACGAAGCTTTGAGTCCACTGTTGGTTTATGCGTTCCTGTCTTATCGACAGCATATATCCTCCTTTCTCTTGATGTCTACTTTAAGTGGACTAGCTATTATTAGGATAATCTACTTTAAGTGGATTGTCAAGAGGTGATTTTATTTTCTCAAAAAATGTTCTGTCCGATCGTCTTAAAGTGCTTCGTGACTCCAAAAATATCAAGCAAGGCGAACTCGCCAAAGCAATCGGAATTACTAACAAAACGATAAGCATGATAGAAACCGGGCAGCGAGCTGCATCAATTGAAGTCATTGATTCATTGGCCAACTATTTCAATGTCCCTGTCGACTACCTCACAGGCAGCAACCTATTTGCAAAGTTTGAAGAGATCATCGAGAACAGGCAGCAAATCACCGATTCCCTATTAAAAGACTCATCTAAAGCAGGATTTAACACGTCCTCCCTTTTGCCTACGACTAGTATACTCCAGGGTGTATCCGACATTGATTTTGTCCTGCTACTTTCGGTTCTCTTGAGTAAAATCGAACTTTTCGACGATGCGGAGAGGACTAGGATCGTACTCCACCATAAGTATTAAAACTTTCGTGCAAGCCCTTGAGTGGGCTCTTTTTTTATGGAGTAGCCAAGCTGTATTATGCCGTCGATAGCTGTTTTTGCCTGTCCCAATTTCCACCGCATGGTATAATTTGGACGAATGGGGGTGAGATTTTGAGTTGGTCGTATAAAAGTCCAATGGGCACAATTAGAATCCACCTCCATTATGTTCCATATCGCTACGGTTCGCCCCTCTTGCCGTTTTCGGTGCGGGTGTAGTCCTTGAAAAGTATGTTCATGAGATTTCCTCTGACAGCCTACGCCGAGTGATCCTTTTTTCGCAAATCGTCAATGGGCACGCCGAAGTAATCGGCAATTCGAGCCATTACTTCCAGGCTAGGAGTTTTGAGCCCACGCTCCATATGGGCGATCATAGACTGGGAGACCCCGACAGTATCGCCAAGTTGCGCCGCTGTCAAATCCGCGCCTTCACGGAGTTGCCTAAGCTTTCTACCGTTAATCATTCTGTCACACTCCTTTCATTTCAAATTATGACCTTTGTCATTGACAACCCTTTCTTCACACGATATAATTTCATTGTCCAGATGAAACCGTTCATGTATGAAGGGGTTCTCTTTGCCGCTTCCGCGACGGTAGTCATATTATATAGCGAATATTCGCTATTGTCAACAGGTTCTTAGCGATATTTCGCTATTTAGTCATATTGTATACAAAATGGAGGTGTTTTTTGTGTTTTTTGCGCAATTAGAAAGTCTATGCACAGGTAAAGGGACGACACCATCCACAGTCGCTCGAGAGTTAGGGTTTAGTATGGGCAGTGTTTCTCATTGGAGGAAAGGTAATTGTCCAGGTGGTGATATTGTCGTTAAATTCGCTGACTACTTCGGAGTGACAACTGACCGCTTGTTAAAAGGAGAAGAAAATAAAAGTCAGTCTCAGCTTCGTCAGACTCAAATTATGAAAACCGCATCAGAGATTGCAATTACAATTAAAAAAAAAGCAAAGGATAGAGGCGTTAAGACAGGAAAGCTTTTAGAAGAGTGCGGCCTAAATATTAACTTTATAAATCAAATGATGAAGACTGGTTCTATGCCATCAGTTGAAAACTTGTACCGCATAGCTAGTTATCTTAATCTATCGCTAGAGTATCTACTGACAGGCGAAGAAAAAAACAGTCAATCTCAAATGTGGTTAGAGCAAATTCCAAAGGAGGATGTTGTTATGGATAGGCGGAATTATAAAGAAATAGCTGCTAAATTGGATGCGTTGATGAAAGACCCAAATTTCAAACCGTGGACACAGCAGTTAAAGGAAGGATTTGAGGTGTTGGATGTATTGCCAGATGATAATGCAAATTTCATGCCTCTAAAAGAAGCCTATAATATGCTTATGGATGTTTATGCTGCTGACGCTTACTTTACTAATAGGGAATCGGGGAAATCGATTGCAAAACCATTAACAACTAACTCTGAAGAAAACGATGCTGACGAAGTCAGCACCGCTTTCTTGACTGGACTAGCAGAAAAGCATGGCGTGTCTTGCGATACACCTGAGATGAAGAACTTTATCGACTCAATTGTTTACTTTGTTTCTGGTGACACTAAACCCAAATAGCTCCTCAAGTTCTTCGAGGGTGTGCGAATTGATTAACTCTGGTATCCCATCCAGAGCAGCTTGTTTGTTGCCGAAGTGCGCAATCAACCGTTCGCCCAGCAGTAAGCGTGGCTTTGATTGGAACATAAACTGTTCAACCACCACCTCACTTGCAAGCTCGGCGTCGAGTTTAGCCTTTATGACATCCGCCATCTGCGCCTCGCTAAGTTTGCCCTTGTTATTGTTCATAAATTCAATTATGTACCCGTAATCCTTAAAGGTAATGTGCATATAACTTCCCCCTTATGGTTTTTTCTGAGGTAGCAATAACTGCAATTAGAGTGTGTAATTTATGGGTATTTTTAAATATTATCACAAAGACTATATCTAGTCCTTCAATTGATATAAAATATCGTGCAGCGCTACAAACAAAAGCCCCGCATCTTTCAGCGCATTACAAAGCAAGTCAAGGTTTATCATATGTATATCATCCTTTACCGTATATTACAACAATGCGCATACGTTGCCAAATGATTCTATAATTGTACAACAAAACGCAAATAAAGACAATATTTTATGTGTAAACCATACTAACAAGCAATATGTATTCACCGATAGATAAGCAACGGTTTAATAGCTTCACAAAATCAACTCCCTTACTCAATCATTGCAAGTAAAAAGTTCGCTACAAGGTACACCCAACGCCTTAGATATTTTACACAGCGTGGATATAGTTGGAACCTTGACTCCATTCTCTATGTTATGGATGTGCGATGCTGCAACCCCACTCAGGATGGATAATTCTTTCTGGGTCAGCCCTTTTACGACTCTGTATCGCCCGACATAGATTTTCACAACTATGACCTCCGAGATTTATGATAGAACAATGCTCTCGGTATAGTGTTGCGAATTTCATTGTCACCCATTCATGTAAAAGTATAACATATATCCCACTCTCTATGGAGGTGTAAATGGGAAAAAATCCAACAAAATCTACTGTAATTATTTAGTCAAATTAACTATTTTATAGAACAGTAATATATTAAAGAGGTATACCATGCAGGATAATTTTCAAACTAACTGAAGGATTTTGCTCGCATTGTTAAGTTAATAAATGAGGCGTTAGCAAAATTTGGTGAAATGAGGGGGAGAATTATTTGAGCGATTATAGAAGTAATCCGCACTGGACACGAGATTCAACTGGCAAATGGGCTGTATGCGTTCCTGGAGAAATAATCTCGAATGGCACGCGAGTTATGGTCTCTAAAGCTGATGATACAGTCGAGCCTGTATTGATTACCGGGTATATAGAGTTTGGAGATTATGGAAACCTATACAGCGTTGACACCTCGGAAAGAGACAGAATGGCGAGAGCTGATGATACAATTGTATTTGAATTGAACAAAGATAAAAAAAGTGGAATGTTTATCGGGAGTGAAGGCGATATTTACCATACAACACTCAACAAGTGCTCTTGTCCCGATTTTGTGAGAAGAAGAGCTGCTTGCAAGCATATGTTTAGACTTGCTAATGAATTTGGTGAAGCTGTGTCCGTCAAACCGAGAAGAGAGTACATATACCTAGTAATCTCGGCTTTAATTGCTTTGCTATTTGGAATTTTTGCAAGCGGATGGTTGAGTTTTTTAGGTTGGTTATCTTTTATAGTATTGATTACTTCAACGTATGTTTTACATTCTGTTGATAAGGAAATTGAAGCGAACAGGAATTAAGCATAAGTTCTAGCTTTAAATAATCGAGGATGTGTGGAATGAACGCTATCTACGTGCGACAGTCTATCGACAAAAAGGATAGTATTTCAATTGAAACTCAAATAGAATTCTGTAAGAAAGAGTTTTCAAACGAACAGGCCTATGAAGTCTATCCGGATAAGGGCTTCTCTGGCAAGAATACAAGCCGGCCGTCGCTCAAAAAGCTTCTCCAAGATATTGAGCGCGGCAAGATAAAAAAAGTGATTGTATACAGGCTCGATAGGATCAGCCGTTCAATAACAGACTTTGCAAATATAATGGATATCCTCGAAGATCGTGGTGTGGGTTTTGTATCGGCCAACGAGAAATTTGATACGTCTACCCCTGTCGGACGAGCCATGCTGTATATAATCATGATCTTTGCGCAGCTTGAACGCGAAACCATCGCCGAGCGTATCAAGGATAACTACTACGCACGCGGCAAGAATGGTGTCTGGCTTGGTGGCCCTGCCCCAATGGGCTATTCCAATACGAAGGAAGTGCATGGAGGCAAAAAGGTCGCACTATTACAGCCAAACGATGACCTTGAGATAGTCAAGGAGATATTCAGCCTATACGCCAACACTTCAAATTCTCTAGGTAGCGTGGCGAAGCTTTTACGGCAAAAGCATGGTGGAATGTGGAACAACATAAAGCTCGCCCGGATCATACATAATCCGGCGTATGTTAAGGCCGACGCAGATGTATTCCACTTCTACAAGCTCAAGAAGTGCATAATCGTGAATGATATCGAAGAATTTACAGGCAAGCATGGCTGTAGTTTGTACGGCAAGCGCGACCGGGGCGCCGGAAAATACAATGCCTTGGAAGATCAAGTGCTGGCACTGGCCTTGCACGAAGGGATCATTGATTCCAAGATGTGGCTACAGTGTCAAGCCAAGGCCGACAAAAACGTGCAGATAAAGAATACTGGCAAGGGCAAGCACAGTTGGCTGACAAGCCTTGTCAAATGTGGTTATTGCGGTTACGGCATGATGGTCAAGGTCTACAATAACACCAAGTATTGGGTTTGTACTGGAAGATATGCCACAAACCTATGCGCAGATATAATCGCAACCCACTACGTTCCGGAGGTTGAACAACACGTACAAGACGAGCTTTTCAATTTTGTCGATAACTTTGAAGTATCACCCGCCGAACCAATACAAGACGCAACAAAGTCTAATGCCTTAAAGATTGAGTTGCACAAAATAGACAACGGGATCGAAAACCTTCTGTCGTCCATATCAGCTTCAAATCCTGTGCTGATGAAGTACATCAACGAGAAGATCATGGAATTGGACAATAAAAAAAGCACCTTGCTGGAGGAACTGAACTTAATCGCAATAACCTCCGATCGCATTGATGCTCCTGACCTTAGTAATTGGCACGATTCAGATATACCTTTCAAACGTGATATCGCACAGAAGCTTATTTCAAAGGTATTTCTCTATAACGACAAAATAGCAGTAGAGTGGAAAGCGTGA